GTCTTGATCCAAGCTAGAGAAGGCTACATCGCCTTTCCCTGGTGTGAAACCAAAATCACCAGATGTCTTTGAGATGTCTGTGCCACGTAATTTAGCATTGGAACTACCTGTGAAACGGGTATCAAGATATTGATATCCGAGTTCACCGTCTGTACCATTGCCAGGTAAACTTGTTGCAGTGTTTCCATTCACGCCATTGCCGGGTAATCCTGCTGCTTCACTATAAGCTTGCGTACCTGCGGGACCCTTAGTACCAGAGGCAAGACTTCCGTCTTTACCATTGGCATTAGTTTCACCAAGCATGTTCGTTGTGTACTTGTAGCGGAGAGCAAAAGCGAGCCCGACAGGACCGCTCATGGGCTGAACACCAACCAATTCGTTAGTCAGCAACTCTGGGAATGTACGACGAATCATCGGGATAAGAATCTTAGGAAGACGTGAATCTCCAGCAGCATAGCTGTCTGAACCTCCAGGGTAAGCTCCACCAGTACCGCCTGCGTTAACAGACCCACCACTGAATACTCCACCAGTTCCTCCGCTCACATTAGCCTCGTTGACGCACCAGGACTCTTGGTTTTCCAAAAGCATGGCGGTGTTGAGACGGGTGTGATCATCCTCGATAGGTGCAACGTTGTCCGAATTGTAGTCGAGTACTGGACCCCACTTTTCGAGCAACACTCTTGCACGACTTTCATCGATATAAGCTTGAGTTGGTTTAATAACTTTTGACATATTGTGTTTTCTCCTTGACCTTGTTACTCAGGTATCGCTACCTCATCTTTAGTAAATTAATATTTGCCCAACTCTCCCATGTATGAGTTGAACACCGGATCTGCATCCGGGGCATCCAAATTGCTTGCGCTTTCCTGTACTACAGGTGCTTGTTCGGTTGATTCTACAATCACATCAACATTTTGTTTCTTGGTGGCGCGTGATTTACGTGCTTCGGATCTCAAGCTGTGTCTGGCTTGATCGTCTTCTTTTTCAAATAGTTTCACGGTGTAATCGAAATTCTCCACGATGAATTCTGCGCTTTTGCCGTCCAACACTCGTTTGACGTATTCTTTTTTGCGTTCAGGTAAACCATGTGATTTGCGCTCCAGTATGAGTTCCGCTTGAGCACGGTCAAGGTTTTCCTTGAGAATGGAATTTTCTGTCTGAGCTTTTTTAGCCACTTGTGTGCGTTCCACAATCTGTTTCTTTCCGTCTTGTAATGCGCTTTTGACTGATTCTTTAGCCAGCAAACCATCAACTGCTAACACCTGCCGGAGTTCCTTCAGCACGCTCTTAGCACGTTTGTTGTTGACTGCTTCTTGCAAATGTTCTGTAGGAATCGACTTTTCAACATACAACTCAAGATAGTTGCTGATGTTGTCAACCAAGCTTTCTTTCAAAGTTACTGCTTCTTCGTTCAACGCGGATTTGTACCGCTTCACAATCAATTGTAATTTCTGAGCATGGTTTGTGTCTATCGCTTCAACCAGATGTTCCAGCTTGGTGCAATGATCATCGTCGATCGCCTCCAGTAATTTCTCTAATTTAGTAGCATATGTATCATCCTGCTCAACTAGGGCTTTTTCTACATGGAGGTTGACACGCTCTTGTACAGCGGAGTCAAATGCTTCTTGAATTTGACCCAAGCTCTCTTCTGTCAGAATGTCTTTTGTGACCTCCTTTAACATCTCTTGGAATTTTTTGTTTTCGGAACTCATGATTAAAAAAGTGGTTTCTTCGCGACTGTTGCGATTTTCTTGCGGATCTTCTCATGTATGACCCGTTGCAAGCTTTTGTTAGCAGCGGAATAATCTTGTTTTCCTAGCTGCTTTATAAAAGTAGTTATATGTTTTCTCTCTGTATTTGATGGTTTCATCTTAACGCTAATAATTATTTAGTCAAGCACGCGGTTAATTTTGTTTAAAAACCTACAAATTTGTTCTTTGAGGTAATGATCCAGGTCTTTTCTTGGTAGATTCCGGATGCCCTGTTCAAAATCTTCGTATGTTTCACTGAAACTACCATCTTGTGTTAGTACAAAGTTTTTGCTCTCCAATATACCATTCACAAACGCTTTTGGGAAACTTGGGTCTGCAACACAGTCGATCGCCACCAGTCTCATCTCTTTGACATAATTGGCGTCTTGTTTCTCTTCTAATTGACCTAACGCTCTGCTGCTCATGCCTAGTTTCACCCCATCCATTATCAAACTTCTCATGATCTGGCCCGCGGGAGTGCTCAACACTTGTGATTTACCATGGAAAATGTTACCGTTTTGTTTCAGTTCAGTCACCATGTGACATGCTTTCTCTGGATTCACCTCGGCGCTTGTAGGGTGGTTCAATTCACCTAAAGATCTCTTTTGTTCAACCATCTCTTTTATATAACGGTCAACCTCGTTGCACATCTCACGTTCTTCATATATACGGCCATTTCTGTTCTTTTCTCCAAATTGCATGTACGGTCCACTCACGAACAATTTGCTGTCAGATTTGTCGTTTTGCTCCTCGAGAATGTACTCAAACTCGTGCATGTCAGGTTTTTCCACTAGTAACTTAAATGCCATAATATGAGTATTTAGTCCGGTAATCTAAATTACTACTACCTTTTGTTACTAGGAATCGCGTAAAACCCTATGACCATGAACATTAAATCTACGAAACTAGCCAATAACAAACCACCGGTCAAGTTGAATGTCACCCATTGTGTATCTCCCATGAACCAGCTGAGTATACCTCCGCTAGGGTCAGCTGGTTTCACAATTTGATATGTGATGTCCGGATTCAACGCGTAAAATATCATCAAATAACAATATGTGAATGTGAGAGCCAGGAACAATATTCTCCGGGTTGTCTTGACAAACGGGTCACTTCTGGTCTCTTTCTGACTCTCTGCTATCATTTTGAGTATGTTTTCATCTCTAGCAGCCATGAGTGTTCTGTCCACTTTGCGCTGCTCTATCCATGCACTGATCAGATTTGCACCAATCTTGATACCGGCTCCTATAATTGTGTTTAATACGCTTCCGAACATATGATTATTTAGTCTTGTTCTTCATGTTTGAAATTTTATCACGACAAACCTCAAACGTATAGTCAGCGAATGAAAGTATCAGTGGTGCGAAGCATATTATCAAAATAATCACACCTATGAACATTATTATGTCGTTGGTCATGTCATATGAACCGGGGTTGATGTTGTTCTGAGTTGGGTGAGTGTCGACCGGGGTGACAAAAGGTACGGTAGGTTCAATATCAACGTTTGACACCGGGGGAGATTTGTGGTGCTTCACAACCGATGATATACAACCGGTGAGCAGCAAACATGTCATCATTATGTATTTCATACAATTATTTAGTACGTTTGTTGAACAATTCACGTTCAGTTAAAATCAAGAACTCGTATCCTTGCTTTTTACACCATTGTTGCGCAGCAATCCATTTGCTTTTGTTTTTTGCGTAGGTGTATTGTTCATAAATTATGGTGCTCTTTTTTTTGTTACCATGCGGTTTAGGTGGTTGTGTCTGCGCGTATGGTTTTATCTCGATCAAGTATTTTGTTAGTTTGCCTCGCTGTCTCATGGTGATGGTGTTGTCCACGATGTACCGGCGAGGTTTACCATTACCAATACGATATGGTATCACCACGTTCTCGCTGTTCCATTCCACAATATTTTGATTCAAGTCACACCATCTAAAAAATTTTAGCTCCCAACTGCTACGATATGTTGGATATTTTTTACCGGAATATTTGTTGTTCACCGGCTTGTAAATACCTTGTTTGAATCTCTCGTCCTTGTGATACATTATCAACCTACAAAGAATTGAGGTGGTGCGCTGTCTCCAAGACCTGGAGCCACTTCGTACAATTCTTTTTCCAGTCGATCACGTTCCTCTTTACCTTCAGCAACTAATGATTCACCGTCGATATTGCCTCCACCTACAAGTCCTGTCCCGTTGAATTTCCCCCGGACGCGACCCACCACCATTTTGGTTAATGCTAGAGAATATTGGTACACCCACATGCTTTTAACAAGATCTCTCACAGGAGCTTCTACATAGCATGCCACTAGCCCATAATAACGATTTCTAGGTTGAGGTGTGAGTTTCATGTATTGTGTACGTTCATTGAACTGTATACCTGGACGTGTACATAACAGTTTCTCTCTTAATTCCAACCATTCTTTCATGGCGTACCAGCTGACCAGATCAAAACCGTAGTTGCCCATGGAGTAACTGAAATATGTTTGCTGTGCTAGTGATTGTTCCAATGTGAAAAGTGTGTTTACACCAGTGTGGGTGCCTTGATTGAAGCTCCACACATCAATGACCTTTCTGTAATCATTTATATCGTAATCATACGCTATGTTGAACGAGCAGCCATCTTCTTGATCTGCTGATGTGGATGTTGTCGCAGTGGTCTCGGTACCAGATGTGGATGTTGTCGCAGTGGTCTCGGTACCAGATGTGGATGTTGTCGCAGTGGTCTCGGTACCAGATGTGGATGTTGTCGCAGTGGTCTCGGTATTCTCAGTATTCTCAGTATTCTCAGTATTCGGAGTACAGTCCATGTCCGGGTCTAACTTTCTTTTGCCTGTATTGTAGCATGAGTTTAAATCTGATGTGAGAGAGAATAATTTGTCAAGGCGTATACCTTTACCATCTTCATATAAATCAGAATCAAACACTAGAAATTCTTCTGTATAACCAGCAAATTTCGCATACATTTCACACGCTACACTTATGTTGTCATACACTGCATTTGTATGTATTTCTACATTAACTAATGGGTAACCTAGCGCGTATGCAATTCTTTCAGCTAGTTTATCGTAACTAGCCACGCGGGGGCTCAACGCGGTGCTGTAAAATGCGCTCAAAGGTTTCACCGGTTCACCTTGTGAGTCTGTATAGTCTGCCATTTAAGTATTTATGCCGCTGGTGGGGGAACCTCCGGTGGTGGTGCATCAATTGGTGCGTCCGCACCGGGATCCATTCCAGTTTCCGCAGCCCCTCCGAATGCTGGTGGTGGTGCACCAAGCCCGCCTCCCATGTCTCCACCCACCGGTGGTGCGGCTCCGCCTCCGGCGTCTGCTCCAGCGGCTGCAGCATCAAATTGCTCTCTCCAGTTGGGTCCACCGGCTTCTATCTGCGCTAGCTCCCAGTTGAGTTCTTTGTCTTTCCTCAAAAATTCTCTGTTAGCTTTCACCTCTTCATCAGTCCATTTCAAGTATTTTTTCTGAGCCAACACGTTACTGATGCTCTCGTTTTGAGACATTTGACTAAAATTGTTATACTGTAACTCAAATATTTGCTGTTGTCGAAGCTCATGATAATTTCTAGGAGGGTTGAAAACCAATTTGAAATCTTTTTCTTTGAGTTCCATCTCGTCCCATATACCTCTCATCTTCAGATGTGTTATGAATCCATATGATAGACCCTGAGCGAAATTTTGTTGTTGTCTTATGACAAACCTAGCGAATTTCAATTCCTCACGTAACACCTGGCTTGGGTCTTCTAGTTGAGATTCCGGGTTCAGACGATTGACCGGAACTTTCAAAGACTTGTACAATTTCTTCATGAAGTATAACAGATCGTCTAGTTCCCCTAAATTGGCTCCACCTTCCAGGTTACTCACTTGTGTACCTTCACTGCCTTGTCGCTTGGCAAACCAAAAACTATCAAGCATCGATTGAGGATTGAATGTTTGGGTTTTACCGTCACCAGAGCTGGTGGCATCATATGTCTTTCGTGACCAGTAATTTTGAATCAATTTACGTAAATACGCTTCGGCTTTTGGTGGGCTCATGTTACCCACATCCACATTGAACACCAGACGTTCTGGAGCTCTCACCAGACGATATATGATTATCGCATCTTCCATCAATAATAATTGCCTGTATGCGCGTCTGCAATTCTCAACAAATGGTAATCTGATGGATTTGTTCTGGTTCCATGTACCACTATGAATGTATGTCATTTGATTTTTATCAAACGGTATGAATTCATATTTATCCAACGCACCGGTTTGTGGGTTGAGTACTGGTTTTTTCAAGATGTAACCTTTGACTATGGTGTTTTGAACATTGTCGTACACCGGGTCCATCAGCTCCGTAGGTACATTCATTATGCCTAAAATACCGGCGTCTCGATGGTCTTCATGTATCACATGTTCAAAATAAACTTCACCATCCACAAGTATGTTTCTGAAATGTTCCCAACCTTTTTCGTCCAGTTCAAACTGTTCGATATATTTATCAAATTCATGAAACAGTGTGTCGCGTTCATTTTGAGTGAAATCTCTATCCACATCCGGTTCCAATTTTATTATTTTACCATTTTCATCCTCGACTATACATTCATCACATATCTCGTCCAATGCGTCTGCGACCTCTGCATATGATGCCATGGTACGGTAATCACGTACACGTTTCTCCTTGTCGACATCAATGTTGGCATACATGTAATCAAGATATTTCTTGTCGATGTTGATACCACCCATGGGCTGGTCCTCACCCACCTTGACCGTGCTTATCGCATGCTTCTGAATCAGCTCAGTCCGGCGCGTACCAGTTTTGAAAAAATGTTTATATTTTGGGTTGAGATCATCAACATTTTCCAGTTGATTGCTACTACCCGTGTATGGTAATTTAGATTGGACATAGCTCATGAGCTGTCTTCCAAATGTACTATCGTCTCCTGTGGCCATTGTTTATATTTATGATACGGTTGTTAAATATCTATCTGTTTCCGGGGATCCATCGTCGCGAGTGGATCCATCTTCAGCATTTCTACCGGTCACGTACACATCCCCACCGGTTGATTCACGTACATAATAATAACCTACATAATCCCTGTCATCAATATCCACAAATTGACCTCCACCGGTGTATAGATATGGTTCCAGCGGTATATTATCCGCGTCGAGTGGCCATTGATTGGTTTTGACAGTCTGTAACACGTTCAATATTTGTCGCTGCAGGTTGTATATCTGCTCGATACATCTGTTGATCACCCCGGCGGTGAAATACTCGTTTATACCTATGAACATGTCTTGATCCACATCGATCAGCAATCCACGATGTTCAGTCTCCGTCATGTATATGCGTTTGTCAAATATCAAATCACCTGTGGAAATATAACTAGCAGACAACCGGTATTGGAGCATCTCGATCATTTTTATATGGTTGCATAGAATTTTATACATGAGTTTGTTGTACGAAATGTCGCTGTTATACTCTCTATGGTTTATGCTCTTGGTTCCATCTACATCATAAATATCGTAATCACTGAATGTCAAACATGATCGTCTATTGATTCGTTCTTCAAAAGATAATATCGTACCGGAACCTAGCTCCACTCCACTAGCTTTTGTAGATTGACCTATATCATAAAAATCGCAGAACATGTATATTTGATCGTATGTGTAACTTCTCTCAACATCCACAACATATTCTATGTCTCCATTGACATCTGTCATCAACTTGGTCTCCACATTGGCGTCTTGAAACACGCTCAAGAATCTAGGAAGTGCTCGATACGCGGTGGCTCTGTTGGATATAGATGATGCCAGGGTGCCTATGCGGTTGTCTAGCAGATTGTACACTCCTACATCATAATTCTGTTGAGATTTGAATCTTTTGACCACTCTGTTGGTTGTCAATATATAATACACATTGGATTCATTCGCACTGAATTCTAGTTGGATGAATTGTTCTTTCTCCACATGACCAGGATAACCGGCTTTGAAATGGTCATTGCCTGTGTCACCGGGTCCGAGATTGGTCGATTGATTGCTGGTGCCCTTGGACAGAGCAACTGTATTTAACAGATTGAATTGCTGATCAAATATATACAAATAACCCGGGGGTGTTAAAACATATAATTGATTGTTGGTCCGGTCATAATGTATATCGGAAACACCTAGGTATTTTTTACGTTCTCCTTTGGCTCCACGAAAAAAAGTGTTTCTTTTGGATTTTTTGTATAAAAAGTTACTCTTTTCATCAAACACTTTGAATGTGTAGTCCGCGTTGTCATAAACTATTATGTCATTCGATTCATTCACCGTGAAAGCCACCGGGTGAACGATGTCCGATTCGTTGGTTATTTTGTTCACATCTCCAATCGTACCGGTGAGTAATCTTTTGTTTTTTGTGATCACTTGGTCGTTGTCCATGTTCAAATAACCGGAAATGTCATACTTGTATATCATACCACGCTGACTACTGTCTGACACCCCAGTCACACCTGCACGGTCCGGTAAGCCACTGTCCAATATGTATAAATTTTTCGCGTTGTCGGTTTTTATTTTTGTAATGTTGTTGAATTTCAACGTGTTTTTACCGTCCGGGATGTCTTGGATATCGGTGAACTCGTGTAGTATGATCCATCCCAGCGAAGCCACGTGTTCATTAGTATCTTCATCCAACACTATCGTCTCGTGTTCCGGAGTTGATGACATCTTACCCACGGTGACGGTGGTGGGGGACGCGAAGAAGCCATAATGATAATTTTCCCCGGCAGTGTCCAAGCGTTCACTGTCGATTATACTATTGTCTCTAATGACAACACCGGTGATCGTGTCATTCAACCTGGTGGTACCATTTATGTCAGACAGGCTTGGAGCGGTCGGGTCGAAGCGATCGATACCTTCGAATTTAGTGGGTGGTACACTAGCTGGGTTGTCCAATTGATTTTGTATGAACACTGTTTTTCCGGTACCGTCGCATGAAAAGTGACCAGTGTAGTTCCCTGGTAGAGCGTTGGATGCTAGGTTTGCTCGTGTGTTTAGATATAGAAAATTTGCATGTAGTTTGTCTGATGTGGTGTACATGCTGGTGCTGACCGCCAGTTCGTTTGGTACAATTTTGAGGTCATTTAAATCATGTGGAAGCTTCAGCTCGTCTGTGATTGCGCGGTCATACAACAATTCTTTGGATAATATCTCGGACCGGATTGTGGAAAATCCGGAATCGATTGATGGATTGTTATATAACGCCTGTAAACCTTCTACCGTGACCGGTGGGTAGATGTATCTTTGTTGTTGAGCCATACATATGTATTTATATTCAGGTGTTTATTTACCTGATGTTATAACATGGTCTCCAGATGTTTTATGTGTTGTTTCAATTGTTCAGGTGACATGAGCTCTGGAGGTTGGGAGTTTACCATGATTCCATGTTGACTGTTCACCATGTCTTGGCATTGTGATTCAAATGCTCGCAATTGTTGTACTGGTATGGCCGGTCGTTGCTGACCATCACCGGTGTTTTCCTTGCTGAAATAGTCCATTATCTCGCTTGTGTCGTCTCCTAGTTCGGTCCAGCCGATCAAGTAGTTTTTTATCCGGTCGATGTACTCGTTGTGATATGGTACACCGTTAGGTCTAGCGAATCGATGTATCCATTTGAGCCATGGTAGAATCAAAGTCCGATGACCAGCTTTTCGGTATTTACGGTGTATGTATCCCTCTTCACCACCAAAACCTCTGAACGCTGGATTGAAGCCTAGCCACGCGTCTTTTCTACATGAGAACAGTCCCAGACCCATCATGGTCACTTCGTATGGTTGGTCGCGAAGAACATTTTGATCGTTGATGGCCCATTTACCATACATGTTGTAGTCCCAACGTGGCAGCATCTCAGTCGCGAATATCTTTCCATTCTCGTCTATTATGGGTCCTTGCAACAGATCGTTGCAACCTGGGTTGGATTCATAATAATCTATCAATTTTTTGAGACATCCAGGTGGTAACATCACATGACTATCCACACAAAGCACATAAGGCGTTTGAGCGTACTGAAACACGTAGTCGCGACTGGCGGTGCTGGCCCAGCTAACGTTTTTCACGTACAACCCACAATGACCATGTGTGTTGGTCAACTTGCCTATGAGTTTCTCGCATTCTCGTCCGTGTGGATTGTCTGGGTTACCGTCAACCACCACGAATCTTATGTCATCAATCACTTCCGGATGAAACATTCGTATGCTGTTGATGGTGAACCAAACTCCGTCGAAGTCATCGTAACATGACATGCCAATGGTCAATTTCATATGTTGATTATATGATATTTATATCGGTTTTGCAACTCAAGAATCAACAACATGCGGAGATGTTGTGGTTGTGATTATGGTTGTTGTGTTTTGAGCGGCTTGATGTTCGTTCATCCGGCGTGTGTGGTGGAATTCACCTCGGGTCATGCCGTTAAACTCGTTCCAGTTGATGGTGTATCCTAGGTCTTCTAACATGCCGAGGGTGACACTGGTCAACGGGTCAACATTGCCATGATTCAGATAACCGGTCATGATCTCATGACTGATTACTGGTAATTCCACGCCTTTGTAATACCTCACGCTGTCTCCAGGACCACCGATACCTTCTTCCAGGTGCAAACCAGAGGTGCCTAACAAATTACCATCTTCAATTGGTAAAACTTTGTGATTACCACCAACTAGTTTGTTGTACTCTTCAACACCACGTTTACCTACATACACAGGGTTCAACCCAGTGAAGTTTGTAGTTCCTGATGGTATGGGTTCAGACGTGTTGCCGTTGTACAACAGATTTCTCCGGGCTGTTACTTGCGGAAATGCGAATGTCCGGTTCCAGAACGGGCCTATACCCAATATGTGCAATATTTCATGTAAAACTGTATAATATAGTTCAGTCACATCGTCATGTATGTAACGACCACTCATGCTGTTCAACCCGGTTAAAAATCTACCGTTCAAGCGTACCTCTCCTTTGGTGGATAGTTGTTTGCCGGTTTTCTGCCAGTCTAAAATTCGAGCATCTGCTAGTTGATCCGATTCCAACTTCCATGATTTTTTCACTTTGATTTCAAGAGCCAGGTCATCTACGACTAGAGTGTTCACAGTGTCAATTGCTGCGTTTATTTGAGCAAGTTGATGATCAGTGAATTTGTCCTCGTTCACATCAGGTTCGATCACATGTGAAACATGGTGCAAACTACGTAACGCGCTTCCAGGTTCACTCTCGTAACACTCGTCAGTCAAACGCAAGCCATCGTCCAGGTCATCCACTTTGGTGCAGTACAGTTCTGGAATAGTTATAGAGCTTTCATGCGGGTCCGGTTGAAAAACTAGATAGTACAATTTACCGGGGAGCATGTGCCACCAGTTATGGTTTATAACATTTATACTTTCACCAGTGTAAATTGGAACGGAGCGTCCGGTTTCGAATAAATCAGCATCTCCGGTTGCCGCGGGTCCATCACCACCAACATACCTCTCAAAGGCGAGTCCTTGTTCCCATGTCAAGTTGGTGTACCCACCGTTTGCGGCAACTAAACTGTCAAAAGCAGCCTGATTGAAAATTTGATCAAATGCTAGGTTTGTGGCATTGACTTGTATAATTTGCGAAACTCTGGTTCGGAATTGGTATTTATACTGAGCACTATGACTCCAATTCCCATGAACCGCAGTACCGGTGTTTGTTAGAGCATCCCATTTGGTCGCGTTTCCGATCTTAGTACCGTCTGGTGTCCATGTCAGATCGGTTCGATTACCGTTGGTTAAATTACCTCCTGTACCATCATCATATTGTGACGTTAGCAGATGTATTCTTTGTGCTGCGCCATCAGTATCCGCGGAATTGAATCCTTCTTCCATGCACATCCCGTAAAAGCCAAGATATATTGATGGTTCGGTTGGATGTAGTTTGATAGTAGTACTCATCTTTTGTATTATTTATGCGTCTAGTTTAAGAATTACGTTTTTAGCTCCATCTGCTGTGTTCAAGTTACCATGGAAGCATGTACCGTCAGGGGCAACATAAGTT